CATCTGGTGCTTTAGTTAAATGCCGTAAAGTTGGTGCAAAGAATTGGGGAAATAAGACAAAAAAAGAAGGATATAGTTGGAGAGATGATAAAGACTTAATGGAGAAGTACACAAGACTTCAAGAATATGGAAATACATATCAAGTTACTCTAACATGGAGGGGAAGATATATTGGTATTCAACTATTCTTCCCCAAAATGGGAAGACCAACTAAAATGGAAGTTACATCTGAAATACAAAAAGTATACCCAGGAGCACAAGTTCTAAGTTATCAACCACATTTTAGAGATCCAACAAAACCCCTTTTACATATAGGAAAACAAAATGAAACCTGAAGATATTTCTCTAGAAAACCTATCAAAAAATTTTGAATATGAGAAGTTATCTAGAGATATTGATAATTGCAATGATGTAGATGATTTAAAAAATCTATGTAAATCATATATCAAGTTGTATTTAAAAATGGAAGAAACTGTAGCAAATTTAGTAAAGTTATAAACAAAAATATTATAGTTTGAAATGTCAGATAAACATTATAAGGGCAATCCAAATCTTAAGGCAGAGAATGTCCAAATTGAATTTTCGTCAGACCAAATTCAAGAATACTTAACGTGCAAAGAAGACCCAGTTTACTTTGCAATGAACTATATCAAGATTGTTTCTCTTGATGAAGGTCTGGTTCCCTTTGGAATGTATGATTTCCAAAAAGATCTCATTTCAAATTTCCATAATAATCGTTTTAATATTGCGAAACTACCTAGACAGACTGGAAAATCTACTACTGTAGTTTCGTATCTTCTCCATTATGCCCTGTTTAATGACAACATAAGAATTGCAATTCTTGCAAACAAAGCAGAGACTGCTAGAGAACTTTTGGGAAGATTGCAACTTTCCTATGAAAATCTACCCAAGTGGTTGCAGCAAGGTGTTGGTTCTTGGAACAAAGGTTCTCTTGAACTTGAAAATGGTAGTAAAATTGTAGCAGCATCCACATCATCATCTGCTGTTCGAGGAAACTCTTTCAACATCATCTTCCTGGACGAATTTGCGTTCATCCCAAACCATATTGCAGAGCAGTTCTTTAGTTCGGTATATCCAACCATTTCTTCTGGTAAATCAACAAAAGTTATTATCATTTCTACTCCAAACGGGATGAATATGTTCTACAAACTCTGGCACGATGCTGAGAGAGGTAGAAATGGTTATATTCCATTAGAAGTTCACTGGAGTGCTGTTCCAGGAAGAGATGCTGCGTGGAAGGAAGAAACTATACGGAATACATCAGAAAGACAGTTTACTCAGGAATTTGAGTGCGAATTCTTAGGTTCTGTTGATACTCTGATTACACCATCAAAACTTCGTTCAATGGTATATGAAGACCCGTTAACATCAAATAAGGGTCTTGATGTATATGAGCATCCAGAGAATGACCATACTTATATGATGACTGTTGACGTTGCAAGGGGAACTGGAAAGGATTATTCAGCATTCATAGTTGTTGATATAACTTCATTCCCATACAAACTTGTTGCAAAGTATAGGGACAATGACATAAAACCAATTTTATTTCCATCAATTATTGATAAAGTTGGAAGAGCATATAATTACTCGTATGTTCTAGTTGAAGTAAATGATATTGGTGAGCAGGTTTCAAATATGCTTCACTTTGATTTGGAGTACAGTAATTTATTAATGTGTGCAATGAGAGGTCGTGCAGGACAGTTAGTTGGACAAGGTTTCTCTGGAAAGAAATCTCAACTAGGTGTCAAGATGTCTAAAAATGTTAAAAAGGTTGGGTGCTCCAACTTAAAAACAATCATAGAAGATGATAAGTTAATAATAAAAGACTATGATATTATCAGTGAACTAACAACTTTTATCCAAAAAAGTCAATCATTTGAAGCAGAAGACGGTTGCAATGATGACCTTGCAATGTGTTTGGTCATACTATCATGGTTGATTGTTCAACCATACTTTAAAGAAATGACGGATAATGATATTCGTAAAAGAATTTATGAAGAACAAAAGAATCAAATAGAACAAGATATGTCCCCATTTGGGTTTTTATCTGATGGACTATCGGATTCTGAGACTACATTTGTAGATAAAGATGGTGATAGATGGTATACGGATGAATATGGTGATGTATCCTATATGTGGGATTATAGATGATGGATTTAGGTGAAGATTTTGCTTATTCGTTTCCTACGGATAGAAAATGTAGGGTTTGTGGTGAAACAAAATCTTTAATAGAGGGGTTTTATATTACTAGAAAGCACAAAGGAACATCATCATCTGCATATTCATACGAGTGTAAATTATGTACTATTGCAAGGATTTCAACAAAAAAGAGAAGACGAAAAAAAACTATTTTTGATGAATACCCAGACTGGTAAATGTTTCCCGAGTTTTCCTCCACAAAAGAAAGCAATTCATAAATATTAATAGACTAATATGAACTTCTTTAAGAGGGGAATCACATGGCGTTAAATTTAGTATCACCTGGGGTACAAATAAGGGAAGTTGACTTAACTATTGGAAGAATTGACGCAGTTAATGATCAGATTGGAGGAATTGCAGGTCCTTTCCAAAAGGGACCAGTTGGAACTCCTGTTCTTATTGAAACAGAAGCTGACTTACTTGCAACTTTTGGTAAGCCAGTAGAATTAGATGCACAAAATGAGTATTGGTTATCTGCATCTAATTTCTTATCTTATGGCGGAGTCATGAGAGTTGTAAGAGCAGATTCAACTTTCTTGAATAATGCGAACTCAGATTCTAAAACTTCTCTGTCAATTAAAAATGATGAAGATTATGAGAATAATTATGCATCTGATACTACTTGGAAGTTTGCAGCAAAAACTCCAGGTAGTTGGGCAAATGATCTGAAGGTTTGTGTTATTGATGGTGCTGCAGATCAAATTATTACTGGTATTGGTACAACAGCAATTGAAGTAGTAATAACAAATACTATTGCAACAAAAACAGGAGATGTTGGGATTACTACCAATAAAATTACTGGCATTACAACATCACTTCTTAGTATTGGGGATAGTGTTTTAAACTCCAACTTCCCTATTACTACGTTAATTCAAAGTATTGGAGTTTCCCAAATAGTCGTAAGTTCAAATTCAGTAAATGGAAGTGTTTTAACAGGTCAATCATTTACATTCACAAATGAAACGACTGTAATTCAGAACACAGATGTTCAAGTTGGATATGCAGTAACACAAGCAGTTAATGTTAGTTATGCTGCAAATGGAGTTGTTCAGACTTTTACTGGACATATTAGAGGTCTAATTACAGAAATCGGAAAAGAACGTATCCATGTCAAAGTTGTAGATAGAGTTCATACAAGTGGAACTAAAGAAAAGATTGAATATAAAGATCCTGGAACTTCTGTAAATGCTTTCTCATTTGCAAATGGTGGAGTTGCAGCATTAAACATTGTTAATAGTTCTGGTATAACTACAAATACTTTTACTGGTTCCGATAAAGCAGTTGCAGATTGGTATAACCAACAAACTTTAAATTTAGATAATTCTGTGATTTATTGGAGGTCAATTGCTCCAAGACCAACAACTTCACAATATGCTGCAGAAAGAAGTGGCAGAAACGATCAGGTTCACATTGTAGTTGTTGATGATACTGGAAAAGTCAGTGGTTCTGCAGGAAGTGTTTTAGAGAAATATACTTTCTTATCAAAAGCAAGAGATGCAAGAATTAGTCCAACACAAGGGATTTATTACAAGACCTATATTGCAGATAATTCACCAAACATTTATGTTGGTTCATTGAGTGGATCAGAAAGCTCAAGTTTAATTGGGCAGTCTGGTTCTTCACTCTATACTTTAGAACTCGGTCAGTGGGGTTCAGAAGCACAGTCAACAGCATTTAGTGTTCTGGGAAATACTTCATATAAGTTTACTAATGGTGTTGATTATAGTGCTACAAATGGTATGGCACCAACTCTAGGTGATATTACTACTGCATTTGAGGTATTCAGAA